TACATTAGAACCAGGATTGCGGTAGAGATAAAGAGCATCTGGGACTTGATCCCACTCCTTATTCTTCAGGCGTTTAGTAATAGTATTAAAGTTAGAGCCCCCGTAGAAACCAGCACCGAGATTATATGCGAAGGAAAGAAGAGCACCTCTCTTTCCATCAGTCATCTCATTCCAATGTGGAATCTTACGAAGTGCTGGAAGAAATTGATTCTTACACTGACTAATCAGTAACTCATCTGCTTCCTGTTGAGTGATTGATTCACCAAGTTTAAAGGGAGAACCATCTTTCTTACGAGTTGAACCCCAACCGATTGTGATTGGAAGTCCACCAGAAAGAGGATCGGGATACGCATTAAGATGGCATCCCTCAAACTCTTTGATTAACTTGATGCCTGTCATAGGCATATCATCACCGCTCGTTACAGGAGCTGCAGCAGCAGGTGCTGGTGCAGCACTAGTCTTTTTTCCGCGATAAATTTCTGCCCAGTCTACATTATCTTCTAGATACTTGACTGGTAGATTATCTTCCAACCATTGAACTGCTTTCACATGGTTAGGATTTCTTTCATCATAGAACTGAAAGAAGTTATGAAGGTCGATTCGTGCCATTGTTGCCTCCGAAGTATTTTTGATAAAGTTGGTTTGCTTCTACATGCTTCCCATTATTTGTAAGATCTTGAATCACCTTAAGCATTTTCCTTTTGAAGTTAATCGAAGATTCTGCCCCATCCATCGTTGCCTCCTGGACACCAACGGTGCTTGAGAACTGCTTTTGTGTAAATGGTTTTCTTACCATTCGTCACAGGTCCAGTGTAGTTGTCGTTGAGAGAACCATAAGGATCATTTACAAAGTATCCTTTTCCGTCTGGGGTTTTACCAATGACAACACACATATGCCCACCAGTAGGTGAAGATAAAGAACCCCTATGGAGTATGCCAATAACAACGGGCTTCCCAGCGTCCAAACTTTTATCGATATCAGCAAAAGATAGATTGTAACTAAAGTGTGACTTAACTCCATAACCCGCCAGAACTTTCGTCTGAACGGCATGGTCCGTTGTATCACCGATTGCAAATACTTTCTTGACGTATTCATCATCGCCTTTGATGCTGCCTGGCTTGAGGAAAGCAAGACACATAGCGCACGATGAAGAGTTGCAAGTTCTATGTGCATCTCTGTAGTTGTCTACTTGATTGAAGTATGGAACTGCAAGAACTTCTGGTGTAGGGGGTTTAGTTCTAAAGATCCCAATCCAATCTGTCTCTGAATCATCCATGAAGTTAGCAGGGAGGTTATCTTCTAACCACTGAACTGCTGCTACGTGATTTGAATTTTTTTCGTCGTAAAACTTAAAAAAGTTGTGTAGGTCAAGTGTCATTTTCGTCTCCTATAAACTCTAATGAGAAAATATCATGGTCTAAAATATCCGGATCCAACCACTCACTGAATTCTGATTGAATCGCATGGGCATTCTCAATATTTTCCTCACAGAGGGTATGAATGCGGTCAACTGCCCAGTCATGTGTTGTTTGAAGAGTTTGCTCCAAAGTTACCATAATCTTTTCGCATGTAGCGTCCTAGAATATTGCTATTGTAGTACGCTGGCGTTCCATCGTCAAGTGATTCACTCAACACATTATTTAGAAAAAGTTGTTTCGTTTCTTCATAATTACAGTCACCTTTTGCCTTATGAAGACTCAAAATTTCTCTATTGAAATTCTCTTTGTTATACTTTTTTATATCTTCCTTTAATTCTGGACAAGAACCATAATACTTCTTCCAGTCTGATTCTTGTTTTACTCTTCTCTTCTTTCCTGGTGGTGTTCTAAAAGACCAGAAGTACTTTCTACCAATATACTGTCGTTGATTATACTTATTGGTTATACAGTAAACAAATCCAAAGTAGTCTCCAATATCATCAGTATCAAAAATTTCCCCATTATACCGCCAGGGATTCTCATAGCTCATAATATAGTCTTATAGAGCTATTATTTATCTTTCAACCTTAGCAAAGCGATTCTAATTAAATAATCAGTTGTTGTCAAGTTCTTAGAAATAAATAACAATAAAGACTGAAAAAATGTCAGCATATACTCAAAATATCTTTATTAATGTACATTCTGACTTTTCTCACCCCTTTGATGTGATTAGCAGTGATGGTGATGTTATTGACGTAACAAATTTAGATTTTGCTTCTCAGGTCAGAAAACATACAAACAGTAGTGCTGCTGTTGGATTTGCGGTAACTGTTCTAAATGCTGCTCTTGGAAAAATCCAAATTTCAATGGGTAGTACTCTTACTGGGACTTTAAAACCAGGAAGACATGTTTATGATGTGGTTTCTACTGCTCGTTCTAGTGGATTAAAAAGTATTGTTGTTGAAGGAACTGTTCTAGTAAGAGCAGGCATATCTTCTGGTTGTTTCTAAAGGAGAGAATAATGGCTTCTTCAGTATATACAGTTAATCTTACTATTCATACCGGAACTGATTTTTCTCAAACGTTCGTTTTTGAAGGTATTAATTCCAATGCCAGACTAAATTTGTCTGGATATCAAGTTTGTGCCAAAATGAGAAAAGCGGAAGAATCTTCTACATATACTTCGTTCACAACATCCATAACTGATGTTGCTAATGCCAGAGTAAGTTTGGCGATGAATAATGCGTTGACATCTACATTAAAACCAGGAAAATACTTATACGATATCTTGCTACAAGATCCTAGTGGTAACATTGAGAGAGTTGTAGAAGGTCTTGTAGACGTTAAAAAAACTGTAACTAGATAATAAAAAAGGAGGGTTGTCCCTCCTGTGTGTTATGTGAGTTTTTATATCAAAGACCCTTTGCGTGTCTGGTTTTACCAGAAGAATCTGTGTAGGTTTCTTTTTCTCTTCTTGGAGATACATAACCTACACCAGGAACATTACCAGTTTGTCCTCTGTCTCTGGCAGCATTTCTATCTGCTGCTCTTTGTGCTGCTCTCTTACGATTTGCATCATATTTTTTGTTATTGGCAGCAATTCTGTCTTCGTAAGATCCCTCAAGGATGGATTGAACCATCTCTTCATCTAGTTGAGACATAATATGAAGAGCTTCAGCATTTGTATCGGCATGACCATTTGTGATGAGATATTCAAGGACTACATCCCAGGTATCAATTTCTTCATCAACAGGAATGTTTGAACCTGTTCTTTTATTTCTACTTGCTACTAACTTTTCAGTTCTCCTAAGTTGATGATACTCTTTGTTTGGAGCACCAGAGTCAACAGATCTATCAAATCTACGTTCTCTTGCTTTTAATGTTTTTTGAACTTTTTTATCAGATAGTTCATCAAGTTGTTGAGTCTCTTCACCAAGTCTTTCAGCAGCTCTACCAGCAGCAGCACCTGCCTTGCGTAGACCCCTTCCAAGCAGGCTCTTAACGCCTTTTTTAACCTCCTCCTTCTTTCTACTGGCAGCATCACGTGCTGCTGTTGCTGCCCCTGAAACGGCGCTTCCAGCAGCACTAGCAGCTTTACCAGCAGCATGTAAGGCACCACGACCTGCTCTTCTTGCCTCATCTTTGGCAATTGAAGCAGCAATTCCAGCAGCTGCTTTAGCACCACTTGCCTTTGCCCTAACACGCTCTACAGCACCTTTAACTGCAGTCTTACGTGCTTCTCCACGTTTTGTAGCAGTTGTTGACTTTTGATATGCTTTTGCTTCCTTTGAACCAGCAGGAGCATATGGGTTGAGTTCCATCAAGTACTCAGTTGCTGCTTCTTCGATAGCATATGCTGCTTCATCGATAGTATAACCTTCTTCAATACACTCGTTGAAGAGTTCTCCAATGACTTCTTCAACAAGGTCATCAGTAATCGAATCAGTCTCTTCATAAACGCCTTTATAGGCTTCGTATAATCCCTGTAGATCTTTTGACAACATTTTTCTTATAGTTTAAGGAATTCCTACGAATATTTATAAAAAAGAGGGTCCAAAGACCCTCACTTTACATCATTCGATTGATTACCCATCCATTCTTTGCTGTAGTCATAATCACCAAACAAAAATTCATCACACTCTGCCGCTTCTTGGTAAGCGTTTAGAATCTCTTGTTCACACCATTCATCATAGTTGGAATCCTGAGAAAGTATTTTCGGTAACATCCTGCTTGATTCCTCCAACGATATAGGATTCGACCTCGGTTTCTTGTGGTGCCACTTGAAGACCCTTAGAAGAAATCCAGTGCTCCGTCCAAGGAAGTGGATTATTCTTTGCTGAAATGTCATAAAGTGGTTTGAGTCCGATTGCTTTCATTCTGCGGTTGGCAATCCATTCGACATATTGCTGTAGCAATTTGTCATTCAGACCAATCATAGAACCGTCCTTGAACAGATACTCTGCCCAAAGTTTTTCCTGGTTCACAGCATTCTCAAAGGTCTTATAGACCCATTGCTCTTCCTCTTTGGCAATACGTGCCATCTCTGGGTCATCACCCTCCTTCCACTTGTTCATAATGTTCTGGGTGATAACCAAGTGCTGATTCTCATCACGGGCAATCAGTGAGATGATTTTTGCACTTCCTTCCATAAGTTTGAGTTCGCCAAAAGCAAAACTGCAAGCAAATGACACGTAAAAGCGAATGCCTTCAAGAATATTAACGTTTGCAACTGCTCTGAATAGTTTACGTTTGAGTTCATACCTTCCTTCTAGTGCGGTTGGGACTTGCTCTAGTGCGTGCAACCAATCATTTCCATTATCATACTGGTGTGCTGCGTTAATGAAGTCGTTGTATGCTTTAGTAACGCTTACTGCACGCTCCATAATACGATCCTCTTTGAGGATAGTATCAAAGACCTCAGATGGGTCTGAATATACATTTTTGATAATGTATGTGTAGGAGCGTGAGTGAATCATCTCCATAAACTCCCACACTTTCATACACGCTTCCAGTTCAGGCAGTGAACAGTATGGTGCAAATGCCATACCAGGTCCACGACCCTGAACAGAATCCAGCATCACCTGATACTTAAGGTTGCTAGTAAAAATGTGTTTTTGCTCTGGGCGTAGCATATGGTAGTCGCTACGATCTTTTTGAAGAGATACTTCTTCGGGTCTCCAGAAATAACCCAGTTGCTGTGTCGTAAGTTTATCAAAGATTGGATATTTGTAAGAATCATATCTCTGAATCCCCAGAGGTTGACCAAAGAACATTGGTTGTTTCTTTGTATCAACCTCGTTGGAGTTGAAAACTGTCATGGAATCAACCATTGGTTTTCCCTCCAACCCTGTCTTAAATCTTACAAGACTCACAATCTTCCTCCTCTGCGTTTTCTAGTTGAGAGATTAAATCATCAAGAGACTGACGGGTTTCTTCAACCTCATCATTCTTCATATCATGTGTATTTTGATAGTAACTGGTCTTCCAACCGTACTTATATGTAGTCAATAGGTCTTGTGCCATTATCGAAGTAGGAACTTCATTATCTGGGTAATTTTCTGGATTATAAGACCAGTTTCCAGAAATCGCTTGATCGAAGAACTTTTGCATAACAGCGACAATGTGAATATAACCGCGATTGCTAGGCATATCCCACAACAGCGTATAATTGTTCTTAAGTGTTTGATACTGGGGAACAATCTGCTTGAGTGGACCCTTCTTGGACTTCTTAATGGACAAGTATCCGCGAGGTGGTTCGATCCCGTTGGTTGCATTTGACACAACGGAACTGCTCTCCGATGGCATCTGTGCGGACAGCGTGCTGTTCCGCACTCCATATTGCTTAACTTGTGCTCTAAGAGCTTCCCAATCATACTTCAATTCGTTGGGGACGATTTCATCAACGTCCTTCTTGTATGTATCAATCGGCAAAATTCCTTGTCCATACTTGGTACGGTGAGAATATTCGCAAGCACCTTTTTCCTTGGCAAGGTTAACCGTTGCCTGAATAAGATAATATTGGAATGCCTCAGTCAGATCGTGGACCAGTTTCCAGGCACCAGGATCCTCGTAGTGCTCGCCGTTCTTGGCGAGGTAATGAGCTAGTCCGATAAAACCTACCCCAAGTGACCGACGTGCTCTGGTGGCGA